ACGGGTATTGTGTTGGCATTGCCGTTGATGGGTATTGTGTTGGCATTGCCATTGGTACCGCCATTGACGGGTATTGTGTTGGCATTGCCATTGGTACCGCCGTTGACGGGTATTGTGACTGAACTGGTAGCGTTGTGCCCCCAACCATTTCATCGTCATTTTTGTCACTACTAAAAAAATTAATTATATATTCTATATATGGTTTAAATACATCAGTAAATTTTGTTTGCTCTTCAGGAGTTAATAATGGTTTCTCATTTTCATCTAATACCTGAGCCGCCCAATTATCCCCTTTAGTTATTAAAATAGCATTTATTATTCTTAAAAATCCATCTACCGATTTATATAATTTATCTGGCATTTGTTCATTTAAAAGAGCATTATTAATATGCTCTCTGAGTTCCTCAAAATTATATCTTTGTGAACCTGATAAGCTCATCCTACTTTACTTTTCTTTTTATTTACTTGCCAAATACTCGTATGCCAAAGGTTTCATACCACCTTTGGTATGAAACTAATATTATAACCGGATATTAACTAAAAATATTTAATTTTATATGTTATTTTAGCCTATTAAATAGTCTAAAATTATATATTCTAATAACTTTTAGAAGCCTCTTGACTCTAAGATCCACATGATACACATCCCTCTTCTTCTGCTACACTCTTTCGATGAACACGATCATACTCCGATTTCTCAGCCGCCTTCTGAAGTTCGGGATCTACTGTAAACTTTTGCGCCATAACTGGTGCGCGTGTGCGCAAATAGTACAGTCCCGTTTTAAGGCCCTGCTTCCAGCTATAAAAGTGCATTGACGTTAGCTTAGCATAAGTTGGATCCGCCACAAATAAATTCATACTCTGACTCTGACAAATAAATGCCCCCCTTGCTACTGCCATATCAATAAGAACCTTCTGCTTAATCTCCCATGAAGTCTTATAAAGTGCCTGAATAGAATCTGGAATCAGATCAATTCCTTGAACGGACCCATTTCTTACAATAATCTGCTGTTTCATTATTTCATTCCATAATCCCAGCTTCTCCAAATCCCTCATCAAATATTTATTAATAACTACAAACTCACCTGCGAGTGTTCGACGCGTATAAATATTACTCGTAAATGCCTCAAAACATTCATTAAATCCAAGAATTTGCGATGTAGATGCTGTCGGCATCGGCGCAATTAGAAGCGAATTGCGTACACCATGCTTTGCCACCTTCTCCTTTAGTAGAGCCCAATCAAGCGTTCCATCCTTTTCAGTTAGCGGCTTAACCGACCACAAATCATATTGGAACTGACCCTTTGAAATTGGACTACCCTCATACGTTGAATACGTACCCTCTTTCTCGGCAATTTCACATGATGCCTCCACCGCTGCATAATACATATGCTCAAAGATACGCTGATTCAGATCGGCGGCTTTTTCAGATTCCCATGATAGACGCATCATTGCGAAGACATCTGCCAAGCCTTGTACTCCTAGACCTACTGGACGATGACGCATATTCGAATTCTTTGTCTCAGGCGTCGGATAGAAGTTAATGTCGATAACTCTATTCAGATTTCTAATTGCCACCTTTACAACCTCCTTTAGTTTGTCATAATCAAAGGAGCGTTTTTTGGCATCTACATACATCGGTAGGCCAATTGATGCGAGATTACAGACAGCGGTCTCCGTCGGCGAAGAGTATTCTAAAATTTCTGTACAAAGATTTGAACTCTTAATTGTTCCAAGATTCTTTTGATTTGATTTCTTATTTGCTGAGTCCTTATATAAGAGATATGGTGTACCTGTCTCAATCTGAGAGTCAAGTACTTTAAACCAGAGCTTCTGTGCGTCAATCTGTTTACGACCACGGCCCTCCGCTTCATACTTGAGATACAGTGCCCTAAATTCATCGCCATACACGTCTGATAGGCCTGGGGCTTCAGATGGGCAGAATAAAGTCCATGATGTATTCTTCTCTACACGCTCCATGAATAAATCTGGAATCCATAGTGCGTAGAATAGGTCGCGACAACGCTCCTCTTCAGAACCCGTATTTTTCTTTAACATGAGGAAGTCCTCAACATCCGCATGCCACGGCTCTAAATAGATTGCGAAGGAGCCATTTCTCTTGCCGCCACCATTATGTGCGATACCAAGATGCGCCACTGTATAATCATGAGGACCATCAATTTCAAAATCATAGACTTTACCTGAATATTCAGTTGGAGTAATGGCAGTAATTTTCACATATACATTATTAGGAAATACTGTAAAATCTCCTACAGATAATGTTTTAACTTCATTGTAATCCGTTTCTTTAAGCCCCGCCTTAATTTGCGATATAACTGTGGCAAGTGGCGCATTTTCAGATTTTACTGATAAGATTGGATGTTCTTCAGTAACACATACTGCTACATCACTTCCTTCAATCTTAATTTTATACATTCTTCCAGAGTATTCATGAATAACTTGTTTTAGAACTGTGTAAAATTTATTTTCGCTTGTTAGTACCTTTTCGCCAGGCAAAATTTCTGAAATAGGTGTTGCCCCACTTTCAGTATATACTAGTGTATCAGGAGTGAAACATTGATCAACATAGCGCGCAGTATCGTTAAAGTTCCTTAGCATAGGTACGATTCCATTCGAAGTCCCGTTTGTTCCTCGAATCAACGAACCTTTTGCGCGAATATCGTGAATATGGAGCCCGATACCACCTGCGTATTTGGAAATTTGCGCACAGTCCTTCAAAGTATCATATATCCCAATGATTGAGTCACTTTTCATACTTATCAAGAAACAAGAACTGAGTTGTTGCCTCGGCGTGCCTGCATTGAAGTTCGTTGGGGTGGCGTGAATGAAGAATTTCTGACTTAGAAGATCATATGTCTCAAATGCCCTATCAATATCCACGGAGCCCCAGAGTGCTAGGGCAACGCGCATAAATAGATGTTGGGGGCGTTCAACCGTTTTTCCTTTAATATCGCGCAGCAAATACTGTAGCTTTTCTAGTGTTTTAAAGCCAAAGTAATCGAAATTATAGTCGCGTGTATAGTCGATTTTGGTATCAATTTGATTACCATACTTTTCACAAATATCAATTAGTTCGTCTGATACGTTGCTTGTTTTTTCACCTGTTTTTTCAATGATTTGATTGGTAAGAGATTTGACAACATCGGTAAATTTATCCGACGTATTACGATGATGATTTGAAATGGCCATCCTGGAGGCTAGAGTGCCATAATCTAGATTTGTTGTCATTAGTGAAATGGACAGTTGTGCGGCAAGCTCATCCAATTCAGATGTTTTAACACCGTCATAAATTCTAAGTAGAGTTCTCTGTGCGATAAGAGTTGGATTAACTTCTAACCCATCTGCCACAATACGAATTCTATTCAAAACTTTATCAAATGACACATCTTCCTTGGAGCCGTTGCGCTTAATAACCTGCATACTAATGGTTGACATCTTTCCGGAATTATATAGAATACGCACCCTGTCAATTTTTATTAATAAAACAAATATAGAGGGAAAATGAAAGGTGTTATATTTGGATTATTTTTGCTTGTATTAACAATCACATTCCTTAAAACAATATCCATGAAAGAAACAAATTTCATTAATTACGTAGCACCGTTTGCCCCTAAATCACATAAAAATTGGTGGCTCAGAGGTCCTGCGTCAGAACGCTTTGGATATCCCAGTTACTCTTATTGGGATAATTATGAGAAGGAGAATTTTGAGAATTTAAATGATAAACCTGCTACGTATATGGCTGATTCTGATGATTCATCCCTTTTAGCAAAAAAGGTTGAATCGGAGACACCTGTAATGGAATATGCCCCCGATACACCTGGCCCTGCTGATCTTTATAATAATCAACCCTATCATCTACTCGCCGATGAAATGGGTCAGCCTCGTGATAAGGAATCTCTCTCATGCGTAAATAGTCGTTCGTGTTATGCGACGGATTTCCAGAGAATGGTCGATAAAACGGGTAATTTCCGTCAAATGACAAATAATTACAAACGTAGTTATCCTGATAGTTGCTCCGCACCATACCAGGAATTAGTGCTCAATTTCTATAAAACGGACACGATGCCGATTCCTCAGAATAATACAGGGGGTAGTGTAAGCGAAGCAGCCTAGTGTAAGCGAAGGCCTAAGAACATAATTCCTTACCATTCTCATCTAATTTGAATACAATCATACACTGTTCCACTTTTTGCTTTTTAGCAGGTCTTGTTGATTCTGGTACAACAAACTCACCACGTCTTGCTTTCTCTACATCCTCCCAAAATAAATCAATCATTGGTTTAATTGAGGTCCACCATTCTTCACTGCGAGTGACAAGTTGTTCATGCCAATGATTTAATCTCCATGGAGTTATTTCGACTATTTTCTCGTCCTCCTTAATTTCAGGAGTCCAATCCACAAGTGCGTTTACAGGGCTATAAATATAATAGAACTCTTGATTCTGTGTAGCATCTGATATTTCAGGATACCGAATAACCGCGATATAACCATTATAAAGATTAGGACCAATCCTTTCAGGCGTTTTATTATACTTTGATGAAAATACGGCCTCAACGTAATCACATACATTTAATCTCGTTACATGAAGCTGCATCTGCATTTGCGAGTAATAATCCTTTGGAATAGTCCCATCTATCTCACGCGTTACTGGACACTTAACCTCCACTAAACGCCCCGTCCTTTCAGATTTAGGACAATCATATATTAAACCATCAGGAGAAGCAGAACACTTATTATAAGTAGGATGAATAAGCCGTCCTAATTCCTTAAGTGTTGTACCATATTTGTGATGGTAGATTTGTTTAACAACTGGTTCAAACCGAATACCCCAATCAAATGCGGTCATTGAATCTGAATGGGTAGCCAAATGTTGATTACGAGTTGGTCGAGGAACGGTTTTAGATACTACAAGTTGTGCCCTTGTACGAGCCGACGCAAATAGACTACCAAGCTCACTAGCTGAAAGAATACTGTTCATTTGCTTATACCATTCGGGTGTCCTCTGTTCAATTTGTTTGCGGTTAATTAATTCATCAAGTACTTCTTTTGAAGGAATATCTTTAGATACTTGAAGTTTCTTTTGAGCAATTTGTAGAATATATTGTTCTTTATACATCTCAATAATGCGGTCTACATATTCCTGTTCGCTATCCGTAAATTCAAATGAATATGCCATGGCGGCTACGTCGGTGATCCATTGTTCAATTTGTACATTATCATCAGGCTCTGATAGCCAAGCTTTAAATAGCTCTATCAAAGACTTTAATTTTTCTTGGAAGGTCATATTAATAATACATGATCTTATATTTAAGACACCTCAATTTTTGTTTCAGAAGGTGTTATTTCAGGATGTGTCGAAATTGAAGGAATTTCCTCCTTCTTTTTCTTTCGGGTAGTGGCTTTATCACCATTAGGTTTCTTAACACTAAAGCCCCATTTCAGAACACCTTCTAGATTTCGTTTAATTTCAAGACCACGGATCGTAGTAATACGATGCTTCTCCTGATCATAATTTACAATCTTCAAAGTATTTAGAAGCTTTTTATCCAAAGCTTTTTGAATAAATAAGAAGAACCCTTCTTTTTCTGCTTGTGTCATTTCATATTGAGGGGCAATATCCTCAATAAAAATACGAAAACGATTTAATCTTAAACCGCGCTCCAAACGATGCCATGGCCTACTATATGCCTCTCTCGCACTATCTTCTAAAAGATTTTTGAATGTGTCCGTGGGCTCTAACGCCTTTTCAGAAATATCTAAATCTGCGGCAGTTTTTCTATATGTCTTATGTCGTGACATATCCATTCCTATATATATAACGTAACTCTCTTTTAGACTGGTCTTAGATTAGTCTAATAATTGTATCTATTAAATCCCTTAAAATATATTTACCTAATTTTTCATTGTTGGGTATCTCTAACCAGCATAATTTATTATTTGTAAAATAATAAAATGTTCTCCAACAAAAAGTATTTGAATCATTTAATTCACATTCATTCCAATTATACATTTCTGAAATATTTGTTTTGGTTGTATCCACTTCATACAACTGGAGGTTACTGTCATACTTTATAGAAGCCCCTTTGCGATAAATATCATTTGGATTAAGAATATCATTGTCAATGTGTAGAGAATTATCCTCTTCCCATATTGTATTTCCACCAATTGTTAAAACTTTAATAACATTTACTTGAAAACTGTTATTAGTATTATTACTAATAACACTGTGAATAAATGGTAGAATTAACATCTTAAGATAATATTAAGTAGGTACTTTAAATGGCTCAACCTGTGTTTCCAGATAAACATACCATTTCCGCATATAATGCCTTTCCTGTACCTGAATTCATGCCGAGAAGTCGCCGTGAAATTGACACTGTTGATGCCATTAATGCTCGTCAGTTTGAACACTGGCAAACAGATGGTAAATATGGTGTCTATAATCGCCCGGATATGAACAAACAGGCCGCATTTTATGATATGATGCCGAATAGCAGTCGCATGAATGACAAAAGCTACCGCGCTCAACCTCGATATGATGCGGCGGGGGACAAAGGGGTTCAGAATTCTTACTTTGATAAATATGATACCACGTTTGATTCCAGAAATATGGCACGCGAGCTCAAAGCAAGCGTTTATGAAGATAAAAACACGGGGTACTTAAAGGAATCTTCGAAGTTGTTAGAGCGGAATTTTGACAATCGTTGGGTAAATCCCGAGGTAGTTAAACAACAGGCCGAGGCGGCGGAACAGCTTCGACCGAAAATGGATGATATACGTCTATTCTATAAAAATATTCCGATTGCGGATGACTCTAAAAAACTAAATTTCAATTTCAATTGCTAGTTAAAATCTAACTCAATTGGCGTAGTATAGACTTGAAGCTTTGTCAAAGAAGATGGTTGCTGCTTTGTGCGACGACGACGCGTTGTTCTTGTTGTTACCGTTGCTATTGGTTTTTTTAAGTCTTGTATGGACTCTAAAGGTGTATCCGTATTTACATCATCAACTGATTCTAAACTTACTTTCGAATCAGTCGATGAAGCCGTTGTATTATTTTTATCACGCTTCAATGTTTGAGTTGTTTCCTTTAGATACGCGTTATATCCTGTGCGGATTTCTTCCTCATGGGCCTCAATATACTCTAAAATATTTGTTTCAAGCGCCCAACGGAAAAAGTTCAATTTACCGATTGTAGTCATAAATTGATCATGACCTGGAATCTTAAACATAATACGCTCCCTGCGGCAATTTGGATCAAAATACTGCTTTGAATATGCCTTTAGTTGGCCTTTATAACTCAAATATACTAGGAAATCCTGGCCGTTTAGCTGATAACGGACGAAGTTTTTGCGGCTATATTTTGTTACAAACCAGTCTATGATTCTAAGACTTAGCGGCGCTTCTCCATTTAGATATGTTAGTACTTTATTAATTTCCGGATGACTCAAATAAAATCTTTGAAGACTTGAAATTACTAATTCGGGCTTACACTCAATCTTTCTTTTTCTCGTTTGAGGATCGGATGTGTATGCTTCCATATCTGAATTCTACATAATAGTTTTTTCTTAGGTTCGTTTATCGGTCGATATTTTAAACAAAAGTTATTTATAGAATGGCTATGGCAGGTTATAATCCTAATATGTCCTTATTGCCTGCGGCAGGCGGACCAATTCAGGCAATGAGTGGCGGGTCTATGAGCGGTGGTTCAATGAATGGTGGTTATCAGTTTGCTCCCCCCGCAGGATACAATGTTTCTGCTTCTGTGCTTCCATCAACAGGTGGTACAATTCCAGCATTTAGTGGCGGGTTTTATAATCAAAATATGAGTGGTGGGGATGACCCTGTTACTATAATTCCTGCTGCTCCTGCTGCTGCTCCTGCTGCTCTTAAAAGACAGCCAAGAGTTAAACAAAGATTAGGTCAAATAGCAAATTCTGCTGTAACTCCTACTGTAACTCCTATTGTAACTCCTACTACTAAATCAGCCAATCCTAAACAGACTGATAAAAAAGATTTAATCCTATTTGATACACCTATTACACTTGAAAATCCTAGCGCAAGAAAGGATGATACTCTTACCAAGAATCAAAAGAAGGCACTTGAACTGTTAGGTCTAGATGGAGATGGTTTATCAGTAAAAGATAAGTTTAACGTAATACAGGCATTATATGATGGTCAATGTGATACAGATAAACCTATAATTTTTTTAGAGAAATGCGAGCCTATTCGTAAAATAGTCCAAAGTCTTGCTCTAAATCTTTTGGAAAAACTAGAAACTACAAAATCTTTTAAAACAGATGACAAACCTGTTGTTGAATATATAAAAACAGAAAGTGGAGAAATGAAAGTATGTTTAACTTTTAAACCAGATCAAATGGCCCTTTTAAGTAAAGTTAATACTAGTAATAAAGTTAATAATAAGTCTGGAACTCCTGTTACTGGTACTCCTACTCCTGCTGCTTCTGGTACTACTGATGCTTCTGGTACTACTGCTGCTACACCTGCTGCTACTGGTACTACTCCTGCTGCTTCTGGTACTACTCCTGCTGCTTCTGGTACTACTGGTACTACTCCTGCTGCTTCTGGTACTACTGGTACTACTGGTACTACTCCTGGTGCTTCTGGTACTACTCCTGGTGCTTCTGGTACTACTGGTACTACTGGTGCTAATGATAAGAATTCACTTGCGGCAGCTGAGAGTGCTGCAGCTACTGCAGCACAACAGGATAATACAATAAATTATAGTGCTCCTGCTGTTATTACTGATAATTCCGATTTAATAACAACTTTAGGAATTGAGAATCCTAACATGTGGTGCTACGCAACTTCAAGTATTCAACTCTTATTTTCCATTCCACAATTAAGAGAGGCAATATTAAAGTATGTATGCGATACTAATTTTAAATTGCCTAACACAATAGAGGATATTGATAAACTACCAGAAGATACATTTAATAATAGTAGAATATTGTGCGCTCTAAAAACTGCATTCGAAGAACTTAATAAATCTACAACACAATTCGCTGAAAAAAACTGGGAAAATGATTTTAAAAATAAAAATAAAAATAAAAATATTGATAATAACTCAGTAGCATACTTAATGAAAGGATTTCTATATAAACAATTATCAACAAATAATAGTAATACACAATTACCAACAAATAATCCTCCCATTAATAAGAATCAACAAGATGTAGATGAATTTATTAAATATTTACTAGAAGTGGTAGATAAAAATGATACACTTAAGTCAACACTTAATATAATAAGATGGCGGCGGGAAACTACGTATAACTGTGAGAATCCAAATTATAAAAAGCCAGTCAAGATTGAAAAGGAGAATGAGTTATTTGTACAATTAATTCTTGAAGAATTTATGAATGAAAAAAATACATCTTATACAAATAAGATTACAAAAGCAAAGACAGATGGAGTCTCACTTCAAGATTTAATAAATTATTTTTCTAAGCCTACTAATTTAGATGATGATAATCAAATATTGGGATGTGGACCTGATGGTACAAAGGGCCTTGGTACAAAAGCTGATATTATTCAACCTAATGCTGCAAATGAATTCCTTATTTTTCAAATTAATAAAGGTTCTAGTCCACATAACGCATCTAAAATCTCTAATGAATATTCTATTAATGCTGAATCAACTGTTACTATAGATAAAGATGATAAACTTAAATATAATATTTATGGTGCGATTTTATATGGCGGATCAGGAGCATCTGGTCACTATATGTTTGAACGCTTATACTATTCACCAGATACAACTGGATTTGCTGGCGCTATGGATACACTCCCATATATTATGTATAATAGCGGAAATGTAACACCTAATGATAATCAGTCATTTACAATTGATAAAAATGCGTACTATATTATTTATAAAAAAGCTAGTACTGCTGCTACTATTACTACTGCTATATTACCAACTGGTAATTTAACTAGTATTAATAGTATAATTGGAAAAGTAAATACTATACGTAATACTATAATACCATTAATATCAAAATTAAAAAGTAATATAACCCCTTCTGTGAATAAGGCTACTCTAAAAAGCCGCATAACTGCGTTAAATAATGAATTGGAAAAATTGGAAAAATTAGCTGGAAAATTACCAGAGGATCAACAAAATAAAATTAAAGAGCAAATAGATGCTGCTAAAAAATTATTACAAGAAGTAAATAGCCCTACAAGTACAATATCTAGTATAAATGCGGGAGTCTCGGCTGAAGCTGCTGCTGCGGCGGCTGTTGCTATTGCTATTGCTGAAAGTGTTAATGAGGACAGTATGAGAAGAGCTAATGCTACTGTTGTTCCTACTCCTGCTGCTCCTGCTACTCCTGCTGTTAGTCCTGATGCTCCTGCTGTTACTGATCCTACTCCTGCTATTACTGATCCTAGTCCTGCTGCTAGTCCTGATGCTCCTGCTGTTATTGCTGCTCCTGCTGTTACTGATCCTAGTCCTGCTGCTAGTCCTGATGCTCCTGCTGTTATTGCTGCTCCTGCTGTAACTCCTGTTGCTCCTGTAGCTCCTGCTTTAGTTGCTGCTTCTAATCTTAATGCACTAGCAGCTGCCGCGGCAGCCGCAATGGGATCTAGAAATCAATTAACAACTACAGAAGAAGGTAAAGTTGAAGAAAAAAGCACTAATAGTCTAATTGCAACTATTGCGGCGGCTGCTGTAGCAGTAAAACATATTAATGAACAGATTGCTAAGATGCCCGTATCAGAAGAAGGAGAAGGAGAAGAAGAAGGAGAAGAAGAAGGAGAAGGAGAAGAAGAAGGAGAAGAAGAAGGAGAAGGAGAAGAAGAAGGAGAAGGAGAAGAAGAAGGAGAAGGAGAAGAAGGAGAACAAGAAGGAGAAGAAGAACC